AACCCTCTGAAGCCCCTTGTGCTGCTTTTAATAATTTTGTCAATGAAGAATATTCTTCTCCTCCATTTAATGAAGTAGTTTGAGTAGTAGTAGAAATAGGATTACCATAAGGGTCTCCATTTTCAGTTGATTTACTAAGAGATTTTTCATAAGCTGCCTGAGTTTTTGTACCCCAAATACCATCAGCAGTTACGCCAAGTTGTTTTTGATAGGCTTTAATTGCCGCCTTAGTATCTGGACCAATTATTCCATCTGCTGTTACTCCGACTATTTTTTGTATCTCTTTTGTTGTCATATATCTATATTCTAAACTTAATTAATAATTTTGTAAAATATTACCACAATGATGTCCAATTAGTTGTTCCCGTACAATGATACATCTTTCCACTATCTCCATAAAAACAAATATCTCCAACATTTCCACTTAATGCACCATTGGGAGACGTTCCATCAGACACCCACATTACCATACCATTTCCATCATCTGCTGCACTTGCCATTCTTATCATCTTTTTAAAATGTTCTTTAAAATCAGTATATGCTCCAGATATTCCAGTCCAATAATCCCCAGAGACACCACCAGTTGTAGCACTAAATTTTATATAGATTACTGAACCATCAGCACTTGTCAAAGTTTGATCTGCTCCAGTAATTGCAACCGTCGTAGCGACCCATCCAACACCTCCATTATCTGACCATTTAAAGGTATTAGGATTTCCAGTACCATCTATTTCAATCTTATAATCCTTATGAGTTGTTCCTTTATTTATTCCAACAAAATCCCAATCATCTGTATTTCCAAGATTAGTAGCTTGATCTGGAATTAACATTGTTATTGTTCCTGTTCCTGTTTTAGTTAAATTTCCAGTCACAGCGGGGTGTTCAGTTGCTAAATGAATAATAGCTCCAAAATCAGCATATTGAGAACCATCATTTATCCATCTTTTCTTTTTTATATCTAATGTTCCTAAATAAGATGTTTCATTTGTTAAATGATCTGTTATACTTGTCGTTGTATCTGCTCCAAAAAAATTTGTTTGTCTTAAACAACCATCACTATTTAAATATGATGTTTGGGTATTGTCAGCATTATAAACAGCAAATCCATTATCATTAAAAACTATTCTTTCTCCAGATGCCGAAGATTGAAAAGTACTTGCGGTAAGAGTTACTCCTTCAAGCTTAAAAGCTGTTCCAGTCCAGTTAAGATATTGTGTAGAATCTCCTATATAAAATTTAACCTTATTACTATCGGAATCATCTATACCTAAAATAAACCCTGAATCAGTATTTGTAAAATCTGTTTTTCCTGCTTGTATTTTACTATCTCCTGTGCCTGCTGAAACTGCCAAAGTAATTGCCTTTGAAGTAATAGTTCCTGCTGTTAAATAATCAGCACTAATTACTGAACCAGAACCTGTTGCAAGAGAACCTTTAACATTAAAAGTAGCAGCAGAATTATCCCACATTATACCTTTATTATTTGTGTAGTCCCCAATGACCACATCTCCTACATTTGTTCCTCCTACTAAACACTTGAATACATCATTTGTTCCATCTGTAACTAAAATCCCCGTATTGGCATCTGGAAAAATACGAACCCTTGCTCCACTTCCTGCTGTATCATAAGAACCACCAAGTATATTTAATTTATTGGCATCAGGAACAGCAACCCATTCTCCTGCTACTATTTGGTCTGCACCAGCAATTTCTGCACGATACATTTTATTTCCATCATTGGTATCATACCAAATATCACCTATTGCTACTGAAGTTGGTATAGCATCTTGTGCAAAAGTAGTCACTTTGTCTGTTGGGTCATAACCAGCAGCAAAAGTAGAAGAACCTGAAATTGTAATATTATCAGCATCAATAGTTATTCCTTCAGCACTAGCATTTATTGAAGCAATAACATCAGTAGATTGAACTGGGGTAAAATTAAGTTGAGTTGTCGTTATTGAATTAGCATAAATATCTCCACCATCAATTTTAGTAAAATCAGAAGAGTGTCTCCAGTTTGAAAGATATGTTGTTCCATCAATTAAAACCTTTGCTCCAGCAATAGTTACTATATCATCTGATGTTACATTTCTAGGTGTTGCACTTTTAACAGTTGAAAAATTAGCAGAAATTAATCCAGAAGTATTAACTGCTTTTATCCAATAATAATAAATCTGTCCACCAGTTCTTCCCCCATCTACAAAATAATTTGTTCTACAATTTCCAATCAATATTGCTGTTCCACTATCATTTGATGTATTGCGATAAATATTATAAGAAGCTAAGTCTGTATCTGTATTATGAGTCCATTCAACTATTACATATTGTATTCCAGCTGTTGCACTTCCTGCCATAACTGTTGCTGGAGCAGTTGTAGATGTGGCTGTTGTCTGAGAAATATCTGAAGAAAAAGATGACGATGTTCCATATTTATTTATAGACGATAAACCAAAATTATACGAAATATTTGGAACTAATCCTGATATTGTTATTGTGTTTGTTTTTGAATCTATATAAGCATAGTAAGTATCTGTTGCTTTCTTATATCTTATTTGATAATGGTCAAAAGTATTTGTTGAAATAGCAGTCCAAGTTAAAACAACTGAAGATGATACGGAACCATCTGATGCCACAATAGCAGAAGTTGAAGAACAAGTTAGTCCAGTTGGAACAGCATCTGCAGTAGATGTTCCAATATATCCAATATTTGCAACAGCCTGACCCCCTATTGTTCCACCAGTAACTGTTATATTTGAAAATCTAGCGGCACCAGTTTTTAAAATATAAGCATTAGCATTAGTATTATCAGCTATAAATAAAACAGGTGTTGTTCCCCAGAAAGTATCACCATCTGTTTCTACATGAAAAGAATTAGCAGTTGTAGTATCAGGAATATTTAAGGAACCCCCAGTAATCGTTCCAGAGAATGTTCCTGAAGCACCTGTAATATCACCACGAAAATAACCTGAAGCAAACTCTACGTTTCCATCTGCACTTATTCTCCAACCAGTAGAATCAGAGATAAATCCTTTACTCTCTAAAAATCCATCCAAAATTGAAAGGTCACCTTGAATTTCACCTGAAGTTATACTTTCAGCAGTTGTAGAAGTCGCACCAGAACTTGAAACACTTGAACTAGATGCAACTGAAGAAGTGGAAGAAGTATCTGATACTTTTTTTGCTACTGCATCATCAATAATTTCTTGTGAACTTTTTGTTCGGTATAATGATTCATCCACAAATTCATAAAGAGTTGTCATTTCTTCTTTTCTCCAGTTATATTTATGCCAAGTAATTCAAATCCTCTAAAGACCAAAGAGGAAGTTCCAATACTATTTCCTGAAAAACGTAATCTTATTTTTTTGAATTTTGCGTTTGTATTAAAAGCTTGAACTATATCTTTTGTAATCGTTCCGATATTTTTCCAGTTTCCATTGTCTACTTGATGTGAAATAGTTGCTCCTTGTGCGTTTTCGTGAACTGCAGAAATCTCAGTAACATCTTTTTCCATCATTTTTGTAGTGGTTAAATATTGTGGATGTGTTTGTATATCATAAAAAATAGGTGTTCCATTGTCAGTTGTTCCACTATCAAAAACATATCCATATCCATTTTCATCTCCGACTATCATTCTTAAAAGTGTTCCATTATCATAAAGACAAGAACTTCTAATTTGTGAAGGATAACTATATAAAGTCCATACTTGTGTTGAAATTGTGTATCGGCAGACTACATTTGAATAAGAAACTCCTTTAAGTGTAATATCGCCAATACTCCAATATATATGGTCAGAATCACTCCAGCCAATTATTTCCCCATAGTTACTTCGTGAAATTGCTTCTACTATGTCTATAATAGGTCTTGATATTTCTTTCTGGTTATCGTCAAATACAAACTTGTAAAATCCTGTTGGATGATGGTAATAAATTCCATCTTTTGCTTCCACAATACTTTCTTGTGAGTAAGTTCCTCTAAAAATAGAAGGGTCTGGGTCTGCGGAAGTTGTTGAGTAAATTTTATAAATATGATTTTGTTTAAAGACAAGTAACGCTCTTGGGTGTCGTTTTAATCCAGTAATATTTTCTCCGTCTTGTGGAGATACTTGGATAAAGTCCGTTCCTCCTGTGATTGTTTGCGAAGTTGAAACAACATTAGAATAATAAACTTTATCCGTTGCACTATCGGCTACCCATATTCTTGAACGATAATTTTCTATAAAATCACCCTTTGGAAGTGAACCAATATTAGTAGAACCAAAAGTAGTTCCATTATAGGTAGAAACTACACTTCCACTATGTCCATCTACCATATACATTAGGTCTATAAAATTAGTTGTTCTCATTTTAGTATTTGCACCTAGTCCAGTTCTAACTGCATTCCAAGAACCATCGTAGTTATATACAACGCTATCTACTTTTGCTAAAAGTCCATAAATAGTTCCTGTATTATTGCGATAATTACCCATACCTAAAACTGCACTACTCCCGATTTGAGAACCTAAAAGAGTAAGTCCACTACGAAGTTGCACTGCTCCTATTCTGTCAAAATTTAAGTTTATAGCGAGTTCTACACTCTCAGGCGAAGTAGTTGCCTCATCAACTGCTGATTCTCTTACGATTCCTAAATTTGAAATTGGTATCGGTAATTTTTCCATACTAGCAAGGAGTATCTATTCCGATACGGAGCGACTGACCTCCGAACTCTTTTTGTATCTGGGCTTCTCGTTGCTGAACCCAAGTAATATAATCTGGGTCAGTATCTCTAGTCATTGAAGGATTTTTGCGTAATTTTATTTTATATCTCATCCAACTTTTATAAATTGGGAAAAATGATTCATCACATAAATCCCCAAAAGAATTAAGAACCGATTTTTTTTGGTAATAATCCAAATAAATTGATTCCCCAGCACTATCATCATCAAATGGTTGATTAAACGTCATCACTCCATTGTCTACATAGTAGCCAGTTGGCACTCCAAAGGAAGCACCTTGCCAGACATCTCTACCTGTGGCATGATTAGAATCAACATTTGTCACTACACTTAATGTTTTAGTGCTTTCAGCATTAATAGTGTAGTCAGCTGTGTCAATTTCTTCAGTAATATCTTCAGCTCCAATATCCACTGCTCCACTTTCATCAAAATCTCCTGAAGAAGTTAAGAGTATAGAAGTTGCTCCAGCCAAAATTGCACCATTTAAAGTTGAGTGTGCTACTCCTTGATACCATCTATTCATTTCTATTTTGTCAAACCAAGTTAGAGGAAGTGCATCTTTCCCAATTCGGACTGATAAAATATGTTTAGATGTTTCTGGATCTCGTAAATTAGTTGGGAGGGTTAAAGTATATCTGCCTGGAATAACATCTCCAGCATCATAATCAAAAACAGTTCTAAAAGACCAACGACCAGCATTTTGATGTAAATCAATTTCGTCTCGTCCTTCGTCTAAAGCCCTTAGTAAAAATTCTTTAGTAAATGTTTCGTCATCTAGTTTTTCGCCCATAGAAACCAAAGCATCTCGGATTATAGCTCCTGCAGAGTTTTCGGCATCACCTGTAGCTACCACTTCATCCGAATCACTTGAAACTCCCGAAGTAGTTGAATTATTAAATCTTGCTCGGTAATAATAAGTTGAAAGTCCTGCAGTATGATTATAATATGTCTCAGTTGCGTCTGCTCGTATATCTAAAGTTGCTAAATTTGCATAAGTAGTTCCATCAGTTGAATATTCTATAACTATCTGATTGTAAGGAATAAATTGTAAAAGTTCTCCTCTATTATGTGGATGTTTTGTAACTGCTATTGTGCTTAAAGATGTAGCAGTTGGTGTCCCTGATACCTTGACTATTTCAGCTTTTTCATAACCAAATCTACCTACTACAAGATATTCTATATCAGCAAATTTTAGTCCATTGTCTATTGTGAAAGACGAAACTCCAGCACTTGCGTCAGTTACTATAAAAGTTGATTCAGTTTCCAAGTCGGGGTGTGAAATAAAGAGTTCAACTCCTATATTTTCTCCAAATTTTGTTCTAATACGAGGTAATAATTGCATCTTGTTTTAGCACGAATGTCTCATTGGGGTATTTCTTACGCATTCTTGCTTCATAAATTTCTAAATCCGACCTCTTAATTGAAAGTAATCGTTCTTCTTTTAAAATATTACTCTTTTTCTCACTCATTTCCTTTCGGTGTTGTTTTAATTCATCTTTAGTTTTTTTTAATTCATCTTTTAAATTACTTAATATTGTATTTTTTTCTTCTACTTCACTTTGTTTAGCAATTTTAAATTCATTTATAATAGAAGTAAGTTTTTCTATTTCATCTACATTTTTATTTTTAGTTTCTTCTTGTGCTTTTTCTTTTTCTTCAAGTTCTTTTATCAGATTTTGTAAATTATTTATCGTTTTAAATAGATTTGCTTGTTTAATAGAGTTTTGTTCTGTTTCTTCTTTTAATTTTATGAGTTTTTCATCTAATTCATTGGTTATCTTTATTCTTTCTTGTGTAATTTGATTATAATCTCCTCCATGAACTTCAACTTCCTTTCTTATCTCACCTAAAATTTTAACTAACTCATTTTTCTGAGTAGTAAGAACTTCAATTTCACTAAGAAGTTTATTTTTCTTCTCTTCAAATTCCATTATTTCTTTGTGTCCTCGTTGCCATTTTGCCTCCATATAATTAATTACCTATTATTCTATATTTACAGAACCCTGAACACTGAACTGCTCCACTCAAGTTAATTTTAAATGCTTCGCCAGGAAGACAAGTAATTATTCCATCTTGATGTCCTATGGCGTTTTCTTGAGTAAATCCTTGATTTGCAGTTAATGGATATACTCCACTTTTATCAGTTATTCCTGATATTAGTTTTACATTTACGGCATTTGCTGGCACAAAATTTATATTATCTATAGCAATATATCCTTGCGAAGGTGCGGCAATAATTGTGTTATCACCTGAACTTGAGATTGATATATTTTCGTGATTTTGTTTTTCTACAATCATATTATTATTTGTTAAGATTGATAATCTTAGTTCCTTATCTTGAGAGGTATAAACCTCCCAAGTAAAGAACCAAGTATTTAGTTTTAAATTACTGAATATCCATTTCCACCCATAATATACCATTGGGTATCAACGAACATTAAGATACACGTGTCTCCTTCTGCGTTAAGAGTAACAGAAGTACCACCAGCAAGATTTGCTGGAGTAATTGTTACTGTTCCCGTAGCTGAAGGACAAGCAAAAAACATAACTTGACCAATTGTACCATCTGCAAGAGTGATAATATCACCACCTGCATCAGCATTAACTGAGTGTAATGTCTTTGTAATATCAGCTGCGGTTGTTGTTCCACCACCTGCGATTGTTTCAATACCAGAGAATATAATCTTGTTGGAAATGTTTAAATTACCACCCAAAGTTACAATGTCTCCAGTTGTAAGTGTCAAAGCTGCTGTTCCAGCCGCATTACCTGCGATTGTAACTGCACCATATCTACTTACTTTGAAATCTACAGCTGCACCATCGTAACAGTTGATATATTCTCCTGTTGCAGTTGTGTTAGTTGTAATCTTCAAAGCTGAACCAGTTGTTAAACTTGTAGCACTAATTGCTGCAATTACGCCAGTTGTAGCTGAGTTAGCAGTGAGGGCAAGTAATCCAGTAGTGCCTGTATAGACACCAGTAGATGTAACTTGTAATCCAGTACCAACTGTTGCTGCACCCATTGTCAAATTTAACATTCCACCAGAAGCAGAGAAGTTTGCTCCACCTCCAGTAAATTCTGCTACCCAACCATCAGTTAAACTAGTTGCTGAAGCTCGCAATACACCAGTACAGGTTGTAGCACCATTTGCTACCAAGCTGACAAGTTCTCCAGTCGTGATTATTACACCTGCTGAAGTTACGAGTAATCCAGTACCAGTTGTAATAGTGGTTGCGTCAATTTTAACAGTATTACCTGCTGTGGTATTTGCACCAGTTACCAAAAGAACATTAGAAGCACCAGTGGTTGAAACACCAGTGATTTTTACTACTGAACCAGTATAACCAGTCGTATAACCTGCAGCCACAATATCTAACAAACAAGTTGTTGTTTGATCCGCGACATCAGAAACAATTTTTACGAGCGTTCCTGCTACTGAACCTGTACTTTGAACATCAAGAATTGTTCCATTTGTTGTTCCTCCAGTTGCTACACCAGAATCAGAAAGTCTTAACATAGAACCACCATCAGCGATGACGGAAGTTGTATGAGCAAAAAGTATACCAGTTCCTGTTGTTAAACCTTCGGCAATAACTTCAAGGGCTTTACCATTTGTAGTAGTTGCTGCTGAAGTAATTTTGACACCTGTACCATCAGTTGTATTGGCTGAAGAAATTGCTAGAACACTTGCATCTCCAGTTGTTGAACTAGATTTAAATGTTACGACATCTCCAGTATAACCAGTTGTGGTTGTTGAAAGTTCAACATAAAGCAAAGAAGTTGCTGTTTGTGAACCATTTGAAGATGTTATATGTACTACTGTTCCTGCTGTTGTAGCTGATGCTCCAATGTCTACCAAACCTGCGTTTGAAGTAGAAGTGTAAGCTCCAGTACTCTTGAAGGAATAAATACCATTTGTTGCTACTGCACCTGCAGTTGAAGTTGTTGCTCTAATCAAAGAACCTGAGGTCATACCTGTAGTCCCCACGATGTTAAGAGCGACACCATTAATCATTGCTGCGGTAGTAAGTTGTACTAATACTGTCTCATCAGTTGCTGCAGTTTTAAATTCTGCAATAACTCCTGAAGTAGAAGTAGCGGAAGTTGCGTGTTCAATTAACAATAGTCTTCCTGTTGAAGAAATAGCTGTTGCTGTTGATTTAACATGTATTCCATAACCATCAGTAAGAGCATCAAGGTCGTTTATTGTAAGACCTTTACCTGTAGTTACTGAAGAGCCAGAAATTGCAAGAGCAGTTCCTGCTGCTAATGCACCTGATGCTGTAACTTTCAAAATAACTGTCTCATCTGCAGCTGCCGAAGCAAATTCAGATAATATTCCAGTTGAGGTTCCAGTACCAGTATGATTAACATAAAGAAGTCGTCCTGCACCAGTTAATGATGTTCCAGTTGTTCCTGATTCAATATTTACCAATATACCAGTTGTAAGAGTTGTTGTTCCTACAATATTTATTGCTTTACCTGTTGTAAGTGTAGCCACAGGAATATACATAACAGTACCAGTTGTTAAACCAGTAGCAGTTACAGTCATAAATGACGATGTTGTACTACCTGTAAATGTTCCACCTCCAACAAAAGCAATCACACTTGCGGTTGTAGCCGTAGCGTTTGTTATTGAGAGCGAAGTAGCATTATCATTATCTACAAGAGTAAGGGAGCCACTTGATATAGCTACGTCTCCAACTGTTAGTGTTATAGAATCTGCCCCGTCATCTCCTGCAAATACTACTTTGTTAGCCACCAAGTCTCCTGCTTTTGAGAAAGACCAAGTGCTTGATGTTCCCATAATATCTTTACCAGTTCCAACGTTTGTGATTTGAATTAAATCACCAGACCCAGCACCAGTATTTGTGATTGTAAGAACATCATTATTTCCTGAATTTCTATCAATGGTCCAAGTTGGCAAAGCACCCATTTGCATACTTTGGTCACCTGCGATGATAGAATCCCAAGAAGGAGTTGAACCTCCGCCACCACTATCTAATGTATAAGAAGTTGTTAAACTTCTAAAGATTAGTTTGCCAGTGCTGTTATCTACATACAACCCATACGTTTCATCACCAAATGGGTTAGATGTATATTTCTCACCAAATCTAAGAAGACCTTTTGATAAAAAGATATTCTTTGGACTTGAATAAGGTTTTCCATTATAAGTCATTATGTTTTAAGAAATCATACATTGTATAGAATCTTGAGCCTCCAATCTCTCACCCACTACGTATAATTTCTGTTAACCCCCAAGTTCTAATAAATCCAAGTTTATAACCTCACTTAAGTGGTAGAACTGTCGCCTGCTGAAAATACCCACATACGAGCAACGTCATTGAAACCTTGCTTGAATAGTGTATGTCCTACGATTTGCATCTCACGAGTCTTAGCTACGATATTTACTGGATCAACATTATTAGCTTCAGATTCAATGTGTTGAAAACCATAATCATCAGACAATAATGAAGAATCAAACATTCCCCAATAAGCATCGTTTGTTAAGTAATCAAGTGCGAGAATCTTAAAGGCTGGTAGTGCTGAACCATCGTGGTCATTGGATTCAGGAATCATTCCTTTCTTAATAGCACCAAGAATTTCTTGAGCTTTAAAATGAACTGATGAATTTTTCTTACAAACTAACGTGTCAAGATTAGCTGGCATTGGATTACCTCTTGGGTCTACAAATAAACCTGCTGTTCGTTGTGCTGCTTTGTAACCAGCATAATCAAACGGAAGAGAATAGGTAGTTCCATCGTAAACAACATTATTCATTGATGTTCCACCATCTTCACGAGTGTGCGTAGTCTTCCAAGGTTCTAAACCATCTCCACCTGTATTTGTGATTGAAGTTTGCTTTCCTACACCACTGTGTGTCCAAGTAGTTGAGAAACCATTAGTTAAACGTTCTGCCGCAAGTTTTTCTTTCTTGCGATTAAGAGCATTAAGAACTTGTTTAGTAAAGTTCGTTAGTCGTCTCTTAGTAAAACCGAATTTATAAACTTGATACGACATAGGCAACATAATATCTACCTGTTGCTGGGTATATGATTGGTCAAAACCCTGCACTGGTACATCTTCTGTAACCTCTGCGTTTTCATCAGTAAATTCTGCTTCTTTAAGACCTGAAATTGAAGAATCCTTCTCAATCAAATCTTGGGTAGTTCTAAAGTTATAATACTTTTTGAATTGTAACTCTGGTTCTGCCTCTTTTTTTACAATTTTTTGAATTGCTAGGTTTGTAGCATCTACAAACTGACCTAGATTAAACGGACTTGCCATTTTTATTTTTGTATTTGTCAAATTAATCTTTCAATTAGACTGACAAATTTATTAATTATTAATCTCCAACAGAGCCAGTGACAAATTCACCAGTAATTTCGCTGGTTCCGACTACCCCAGTTTGCATAAATATACCTGTATCTCCAGCTACATCTGTTCCTGTATTGTTTGCAGTATGAGCTGTTCCCCAAATCATTCTTTGATAATTATGGGTTGCATCTGCCGCATTTATTGTTCCTACCTTATAAACATCGCCAGGCATAATTCTCTCTAAGAGAACCGAAGTATCGTCAGTTGTTGTTGCTTCAATACAAACCCCTGCTAGATTATCTATCTCGGAGCTTGCTTGAGCAGCTTCAACTTTATAGCTTGTGCGATTATAAACCATCAGGTCTCCGACTGAGCAAGCAAGTGAGGAGATTGTTCTCCTTATTGCTCCTCTATCTCCACCTGAAATTCTATGAAAAGCCATTGTCAAATAGCATAAGAGTTTTCTCCAAGTAAAACTTTATGTAAATTAGTTATTAATTAGAAATCCTCGTCATCAAAATCTTTAAACATCTTTCTGATATTTGGGTCAGTCGGTGCATTAGATTTCTTTGAGATTTCTATTTTTACTCCACCAGTATGAGAGATACTCTTAATTTTTTGTATTTCAGCATTACGCTGATTAGAACTAGAAATAACTTTTTTATCAGTTTCTCCTAGTTCTTCTAAAACATCACGATTAACTTTTTCAAAAAGTTTAGCTAATTCAGTAGGTGATTTACCTACACGATTGTAGTCTCGTTCAAGGACTTTAAAAAAAATATTCCATCTAGTATCTTGGGGGTCGTTCTCTGGTTTGTATTCTGGATGTTTATTTAAAAAACTATTCAAAGTATCTTGACCCTTATCTTTGTAGACATCTTCAGCTTTAACGTATCCTTTTTTTTTGCCGATAACATCAAAGAGTTTTTCAAACTTTTGAAGTTCATCGTCATCATAAGTTTCCTTTAGGGCTTCATATTCTTCATTAGAAATTAAAGGTTGAGCTATTTTAATAACCTCATCCTTACTCCTAATTTTTTCTCTAAGTTCTTGAATTTGCATCCGTAATGCTTTTTCTCTAGGAGTTTCTCCGTCTACGGGTTTAGGTTGTATAGGTGCAGGAGTTTCTGTTTCCTTCGTTTCTTCTTCTGTATCTATCGCTTCTACTACATCTTTTGATATAGTTTTGAGTTCCTTAATATCTTCTTCTGTGGGTTTTTCCTCTAAAGGTGGAACGATAGTTTCATCTTCGTTCTCTTCTTCGGTTTCTACCTCAGTTTCAGGTTTTAAGGTCTCTTCCTCCTTAATTTCATTTGCCATAATTTTTAACCTTGTATATTTACTTCCTCAAGGAGTAGGAAGTTAGACAAAAGCCACCAACATTTCTGTAGGTGGCTGTAATCTAGCTCTTAAGAGAACAGGTAACTTGGAGGTAAACCTTGTTCTCCTCAGGGCTAGATTGTAGCCACTTACAGGAGTTTCTCCAAGTTGATAGCGTTAATTTTTAATGTGCTTACTTTATTGGAAAAGGTGATGGAATATCATCCACTATCATATCCACTATCATATCCATCTGTGTTTTAGAAATATCCTTAGGAATATCTGAAAGAGAAACTTTATAAAGTTGAACAGTAGATTCTGTTTTTAGAAATTCATTTTGTTCTTTTACTATCTCATCTCGTTTATTAAGAACTTCTTTATATGTTTCTTTTAATCCTTCAAAAGCAACGTCCCACTCAGGGTTATTTTCTAATCCATCAAATACTTCAATTTTTTGACCATTTTCAATTTTTTTAATCTTAATTGCATTTCCTTTATCATCTTTTTTAGCTAAAAGTTCGGCTAATTCAATTCTTTTATTATCATATTTTTTATACTCTTCATCTGTTGGTTCTAATTCTTTTTTAATAGATTCTGAAATTGTATCTATTTCAAATTTTAGAAGTCCTTGATTTTTTGTAAGAGCATAGACAAATTTACTTCCTGTTAGATTTCCTAACTTTTGTAAATTTGAATAAAGTTCTATTGATTTTTCTTTCGTCATTTTTATTTTTTAATTAATTAATAATTATTTATAACTACCTTTCTTACTACCTTTTTTGTTTTCATTATATTATATTTTTAACTTTATATTACGTTTATAATTTAGATTTTGTGCAACAAGTTTACAATACTTTTCTAATGAACCCTCAATGTCGTGTCCATCTAATACTTTAAATCGTATATCACTCTTATAGAATGTCTTGTGTGCTTCTTGGGCGTTGGAAAGTTTTAATGGAACTTCCATCTTAAACTGAGTTCCTTTTAGGGTAGCTTTAAACCCATCGTCCATATCAAAATACTTTTCAAATATCATTTGATATTCTGGTATTAAATCGTGTTCTACTTTTCCGTCTGGGATGTCGTAGTTTATTTTCTTAGGTGCTTCTCCCGATGTAGTCATCATTACTTTTCTTTCTGGTTCACTATTTAATTTATTTGAGATATTTTCAAGAATACCAACTACTGAAATTTTGAAACTATTAAAGTCATCAGCAGAAACAAATTTACTTTCTTTTTCAGTTTTTGCTTTTTCTCTAGCTTCTTTTAATTTTAGTTTTTGTTCTTCTGTCATTTTTTTATATTTTATTCTTATTAATTTATAATGTCAAGCGATTACCGACCTAATCTACTTTTTTACTAAACTGACCAGTCAAAAACATTTCTCTGACTTCTTTTCCTGCTTCATTGTCTGCAACCACATTTAATAAATCTTTTTTGCTATCTTCTACCAATTTAACCATTTCTCCATCTTTCTTCAACTTTTCATATTCTACTCTAGGTATCCAGTAAGTATAAGGGAACACAAGACTTTCCCCGTTTTTTAAGTCTTTGTTGGTCTTAATTCGTAACATTCTTTGGATAGACACGAAATCAATTTTAGTTGTCTGAAACATATCCTCCATTTGTTTGTCGTCTGCAAATATAGACATAAGAGTAGAGAATTTCTCCCTTGAAATGATTACTTCTTTGTCGCCCAACGTAATTTTTACAGATTTACAGGGAATAACCTCATCAGACCAGTTAAAGTCTATTGAGAGTGCTCCTTCCTTAAATGAAAATTTATGGTTAATCATATTGTGCCGCTTCCTCAAGTTTTCTAATAAAGTTATTCAAGTGATATTTGCCTCCATCTTGCCGAGCCACATTTACTATTGTTTTGAACTCATCTTCCATAATCAATGAAGTATCTAGGAAGTTTTCTTTTAAGTAATCTTGGAAAGCAAACTCAAATGCTCCCCATTTTGGGTCTTGCATTAAACCTCTGATTTGTTTTTTTGTTTGTAGGTCTATCATTATTCTCTAACTAATTTATAACTATATCCTTTATCTGCTTTAATTGAAGTAAAACCTTTTTTAACTTCGCCATTTTTATCAATAAGAATAGCTTTGGTGGAAAGTTGTTTTACTATTGGTTTATTTTTTATAAATAAATCAAATTCAATACTGGCTATATTATCATCTAGTTGCATTGATATAACCGAGTAATTTCCAACATCTACCTTTCCAAAATTGTTTTAAAATTTCTTGCTTCTTCTAACTCTTTTTCTAATTTAATTATTCTAGCGTAATAATCATTTATTGTCTTATCTTTGTGTTCTATTATTTGGTTATGTTTTTTATTTGTTATCATATTTTATACTCCCATTTTACCTGCATTTGCTAATATTTCTCCAACTTTATTCGTAACCTGTGAAGGAGGAACGACCGTTGGACTACCTTGTCCACCTCCAGTTTTTTCCTTTGGTAAGAATATTGAATTAGCACTCTTGGCTTTCTCTTGTTCCATAGCTTGTTGTTTCATCATCATTTGTTGCTCTTGTATAAGTTTTTGCTGTTGTTCTTTTTTATACTGTTCGGGATCTTCTAGGGCTTTGATAAGTTCGTCAGGTAACCATAATTGAGGTTTTTCATTTTGTATTTCAAGTATTTGATAAGCGGGTTTTGCTAGAGCTAAAGCAGTATCTACATCTGTTTTAATTGCTAAAGCTATTTGAGCTATGACAGGCTGTAAAAGATTAAATAGTTCCATTTTACGTTGTCGTTCTAGTTCAGGTGTAGGAGAGAGCATAGAATCATGTTTTACTTCAATCATTCCTTCCCAATCAAGTTGGTCTAAACCAATATCAGTTCCTAAGTTAAAGAAACGATTTTCTTTACTTTCTACTAACACACCATCTCTGTCTTCAAGTCCCATTTCAAGTTGAGGGAAGAAATCAGCTTGGACTTCTTCTGGTTCGCCTGTTTCTGGATTAGTTTTATTTGTCAATACATTTTGAGCCAATCGTCCTGTTTCGTCTACATAAGCTTGTATTTCTTCTTCACTAGCGAATTTCTTAATCTCTGGTATAGAGTAGATTTGTTTCATCCAAGAGAGGGAGATAAACGCTTCTTCTTCTAACATTTGAGCAATGTTTTTAAGAGGCACAGATAGTTTTTTTAATGCTCCTTCTTTATCCTGTAAACTCTGTCCAAGTGTTTTAGCGTCTGATTCACCTTGAAGTGTAGGGGTTATGCCTGTAATTTCATCTAATTGTTCTCGTATCTGAGATAGAGACTCCCAACCTCTCTGGTCGTAATCTATCTTTGTCTGTTCAATCGTTGTTCCTGGGGCTTTCTGTTTGATTAAGGCAGGTGATATAACCATATCCCCTTGATTTGTAAGTCCACCTGCACCAGAGTAGAAGAGCATAGGATAGATAGCCATAACAAGTTGGTCTACCGTCATATTCTTTACTCTATCATAAAGGACTTTGTCATTTCGCATTATCTCGTAGATTCCAATTCCATAGGGTGTTTTAGGGTCTCTGATATTCCATACTGTCCACCAACAACTTAGTTTCTTTTTATCGTTAGGAAGTGGCGAGTAATAAAGTGTTACATCTTGACTAGGAATACGAATACAATATAAATCTTTGTCAATACTTTCATAAAATCCAACAGTAATTATGTCGTCTCGCATTTCAGTTGCATCATCTTCCACTTCATCTTTTTCTTTGCCTCCTTTCTTGACATATTTAATATTTTTATAGTCGCCAAACTCGGCTAAGAATCCATCCCAACTATAATCCTTTTCATAATACCAATCAGACGTACTCCAAGGGTCAACTAGGTTAGCCATATCATCTATCCAAGTTTTTTTAGGATCCAGACGTTCTCGGAAGATGTCGTTGTATTGAACTATCTCTACATCTTCATATTTATTCTTTTCTGGGGCGTCATCGTTGATTTCAATTAGAACTTTGCCTTTTCGTGCAATATAACGAGGATAAGTTCTACCAATAGCCCAGCCATATTTTGCTAGGTCATTGACTATTAGTTTCATTTGATGCTTTGATTTAGCAATACTCCAACTTCTTTTCCAAATAGAATAAGCAAATTGAGTATTCTTTTTAAACTTATCGTTGAGGGCTTTGAATGTAGCATCGGGATTTTGGTCTATTAAGATTGAAAGTGCAGTTTGGACTTTGGATAGTAAGGTAGGTTCTGATACATCACTTCGCCAATCTTCTTGTTCATCACCGATAGGCACAACTCTTGAACCTCGTAATCCTTTGATTTCGTCTTGGATAAGCATAACTCCACTTGATTTACCTTCTCTTAAATTATGAGGAATATACTCTTTATCAGCATCTTTCATTAGTTGTTCAAAATCAAAACCATCCAAGATATTCTTCTTAGTTTCTTTGAGGATAGGAATACGAGACTTTAAATAATCATTAACCTCTAACTCTTCTCCAGTTGGGTTATAAGTATCTACTGTTCTTTCCTCTTTCTTTATATTTGTTACCACATATTTTCTCCAGTTTTGTTATTAGTTATTAAATTATACTATACATATTTTAATTCTGCAACCCTACGAGCATTTATGGCATCTTCTTTATTTGAAAATCGTCCTAAATGAATTTCTTTATGGTTCCTATATATCCGTGCTACCCATTTTCCTATAAAATAACGAACTCCAGTAACACCACTAGTATTATTCTTTTTCATTTTACAATTTCTCATATTCTGTTCCCTAGTAACAAACCGCAAATTACTTTTTCTATTGTCTAATTTATCTCTATTTATATGGTCAGTATGTAATCCTTCTTTTCTGCCTAAAATTAAGTGATGTAAATATAATCTACTTCTCATATGCGTAGCATAACCCATAACTGAACAAGTCCATATCAAATGTTTTACTTTATTATAATCTTCAGTATCAATTATTGTAAATTCCCCATTCTGTAAATAAATTTTACAGGTGTCTCTATCTATTGAAATCTTATTTGGTTTTCTATAGTAAATTCCTTTAGGCATATAGATATTATATCACATATAATCCTGTTGTGAAACTAATTTATTTTGTTTTTTTCCGTATAATCGTTCTAAACGGTCAAGTATAACCATTTCTGACTGACTTTTTACCTCAGGACGATTATATTGTCTTGGTGCTAGACGTCTGATTTCATATGCTATAGACATCGCCATTATTTCATCATCGTGCTTACCCTGCATACTAGATGGTCTTCCCATTTTATCTCTTACAAAAGTCAAACACTCTTCTAAGAAATCTTTGTTCGTCCAAATGTCAGTATAATTATAAAGCATTTTTTGTAACTCGGCAAGTATATATGGTCTAGTGCGTTGGTCTGTCTTGAAACCAACCTTTGAACCTACTCTGTTTGTAATATCATCTATTGCTTCCCTATAATAAAGATTATTATAACCAAGTTTAAAAAGTTCAGCATTAACCCAAAGTCCGTCTTTATTGACCTCAATACCCATATAAGCATTATTATACCAAGTCCCCAAAGCAAAAGCAACAAGTGAGAACTCATCAGGTGGTATTCTAGCACTGAATTTAGCTACACATTTAAGTGTTTGGTTGTCTATGACTTGTAAAACGCTATTGTCGCCATCTTCTAGTCCTTCAGCTGTATCGCCACCGATTACATAAGATTTGTATTCTTTGGGATATTCCCATATCTTTAACTTTCCTCCAGCGTATTCGTTAAATTCTGGTATTTTATTTCTTAAAGTAATTGAGCCATAAGCAATAGGCGGAGGACATTTCTTAATATAATCTATAATCTTAGAATTATCAAAATAGGATGAGCCAGAACTAATAAATGCTTCATCTGGCGTAGCAGGATATTCTTGCATAATCATATTCTTATCAACCATTTCAGAAGTGGCTAACTTAAATTCTTCTTCAGTATAAAATTCTTTCCAACCGTAAAATCTAGGTTTATAACGTAGTAATCCTTTCATAGCTTGATGCCACATTATTTCATAATAGTTTCCATATCCATTAGCAGTCGTCTCAGAAAAAATCCACCCAGAGTTCAAGTCAACTTGACGAGAAGTTCCATCTATAATTTCTCTTGCCGTCATCTTTTCAGTATCAGGATAAAAAGCTGATTCAGTAAGCAATAGTTTCTGTAAGACACCTCCACGACCTGCTACTCTTGCACTAGCAGTTCCACAATAAAATCTAGCATCATTACGCTTTAAGACTAACTCATTTCCGTTATCTACTTGCCAAATATCTCTTGAGTTTTCTATTCCCCAAAGTTTATAGTAGGCAGATTCTATAAATAGTTTATATCGTTTACTGAATGTCTTTGTAGCATCATCTTTATATGAAATTACTTGAGTTTCAGTAGGATTGTTTTGATACATATCGTCAGAAGCAAAAAGAGCAAGAATTAAAGAACTGAATCCTTCACGTCTTGCTTTGAGTATTATTTCTCGGACTGGAACATTTAATCCTTTGTTTTCTATGTCGTAGTCTCTACATAGTTCATTGTAGTATTTTTCTTGAACGATGTTGAATTTAAAAGGAATTAACTTACCCAGTTTAGGTTCGTCAATACGCATATTTTCTTCTATAAATTTACGATACTTTATTTTGTTTCTCCAGTTTTAATTATTTTACTCCACATTTTGAACACACTTGGTAAAATTTAGCACCATAGATAAATCCGTCCTTATCTTTAAGTTCTATACCCTTTTTTACTTTTATCGCATTGCAACACTTACTTTTTGCTATTCTATACATAATTTCTTTTTGTTTCTTCTGTATGTGGTTTTCTTTTATTCCTGTTGGCATATTGTTATTTATACTCATCAAATTTGTTCATATTTATCTGAACATTTGTTTGATTTCCTTCTTTAGGATAATAACCTTTTAATTTAAGTCCAGTTTCAAGATATTTATGCCTTGTAGCATAGTCTGGCTCTACTCCTAAATCTTCTATTTCGCCAGTTTCATTATTGTTTTTAAATATTCGTTTTCCAGCTTTCAATCCTTCATTTAAAACAGTCATCAATTTAGTATCTTTCAATTGTGTTGAAATTAATTTTTGCCAACCCTTACCTTTAGTTAATTTAGTAGGACTTTTTGCAACAGTTTTTGAATATCCTGCATCTAAGATAGCCTTACCCATTATTCCCCCATTTTCTGCTAAATTGTCAAGGACTTTTGTGAGTTTTGGTTTAGGTTCTATATTATATTTTTGTCCTTTAGTTGCTGGCATATAATTAAATACTAACTTTAGTAGTAATGGACTTCTCGAGTCTCTTTTAGTGCTTCTAGAACATCTTAATTACTACTAGAGTTAGTATTTACTTCTTCCCGCCCTTTTTAGAACCTTTTTTACCACATCCCATAGTTTTTGTTAGGTTATTGATAATCTTTTAGGCTTCCCTGCTAAAGCCCAACACCGATAGCATCGCACACTTTCTTCCATTATACTATTCCTATTGTATAATGCAAATCCAAAACCCTTTATCTTCTTTCCACAGTCGCAACATTTTTTATATTTTACTTGCATAATTTATAAATCAATATGTTTCATAATAATTTTCGTCATCTTGTAAAATTTTTTGTAGTTTTACTAAATCTACTGTATGTCCAAAATCAATACTACCTTCTGTTTTTAGAATAAAATCTCTATCTTCATCTGAAAGAGATACAAATAAATCTTCTCCTATATCTTTTTTTAGTTGTTCTAATATTGTATATATTTTTTTCATACTATTTCCTCTTTAGAGTTAGTTAATAAATTTATTTTCCTATTTTTGGGTAATTTAAGGGCAAAAAATACTTTATCCTCTTTTATATCTTCTATATAAACATAAATTTGTTTATCCCTTATCATTTCCCAGATAATTTTCCCTTTTACCATTTCTTCCGCAACAACACCTTCAACTGGAAATTTATCCCAGACTTTTTTAAATCTTTTGTAGGTTATTTTATTTGAAAAAAGATATATTGGTTTAGTTTTCATCTTGTTTTTCTTCTTTTAATTTTAATTCTCCGGCCAAAATTCTAAAATTCATTTGTAAATCATCTTTAATAAAATTATAACCATTTTCTTTTAAATCATATTGTAAAGATTCTACAATAGCTTTTAATTGTTTTTTACTAAACATATAAAGATAATCTTTTTTTTTATTTTTCATCTTCTATTTTCTTCTTTTCTTCTAATAAGTGGGAGAGAATTTGCTCTTTAAATCTACGACCACTACCTCCGCCTGAAACATCTATGCTTTCTATGTATTTAATTTGAGAAGTTATACTCTTTATGGCTTGGGATTTTAGAACTTCAATTACAGCTTGAGATAAAAATCCGTAAGGTAATACTGTTAATTCAACACCATTTATTCTAGCAGTTTTTGCCTTACTTAACCATTTATTGTGAGTTTCATTGGCTATTGACTCTATCATTTGTTTGTAATTTGTGTGGTGCATAAATTATTTAAATATAACTATCATACTTGGAAATGGTGCTGAATTTTTGCTATCTCCAAATTTTAAGCGACCTTTAATAAATCTTATTTCTGCTTTATTGTAGATATACTCGTGAAAGTATTTTGTATCTGTTCTGGCTGGCAATAACATCACTATCGGATTATCTCCCATATTTAATTGGTTTGTCATAAACGCTTTCTCTACCCACTTACCTATTTCTCTACCATAGGGGGGATTACAAAATACTATCTCATTTCTCCAATCTTTTGATAGCCCATCGTCTTCCTTAGTGTAGTATTTATTACATTTATGATTCTCTTTAGTGGAACAAGGATCTAGTGTAAAATTAAACTCCTTATTAAGCTCATCAAAGAAAGCCTGTGGTGTAGCCCATTCATCTGTATTACTTGTCATTAGTCCTTTGTTTATCATATATTCTTTCCCCTTATTTAATAGCTAGATTGGGGGTTAATCTTTTATTTATAATGTCTATGTATTCTTGTTCTTTTTCGATTAAGATGTAGTTTCTATTTGTATTTTTACAAGCGACTCCTGTTGTTCCACTTCCAGCTACATTGTCTAGCACTAAGTCACCCTCGTTGGTGTAGGTTTTGATAAGGTATTCAAAGAGGGCTACTGGCTTTTGGGTGGGGTGTAATGAGTTTCTTTCTCTTGAAACTTTATATACACTTTTAGGGTATCGTAGTCCATCTTCTTTCCGTCTTTTACATTGAAGTGTGGTTTTGCCTATTATACTATCTTGTTTTTGTGCGGAATTATTATAGGTTTTTCTTTTATCAAAATACTTATCTTCGCATTTATACATCTGTGGATTATATGTGGGTTGATTAGAATAAAATACAATTATGTTTTCGTGTTGCTTCGCTATTTGTTTCTTCACTAAAAGAAAATTAGTTGGCTTTTCCTTCTCCCATATAATTTCATACTTAAACATATCAGGATTACTCATAACTAAAGCACTTGTAAAAGGTTGTGAAGCTGTTAAAACTATCGCCCCGTTGTCTTTAATAATCCTTTTATATTGCTCCCACAGTGGCTCAAAAGGAATTATCGTGTCCCACTTACAAGCAGTAGTTCCATAAGGTCAAGGAAGGTCTGCCAAAATCATATCCACTGACTTATCAGCGATATTTTGCATCAGCTCAAGGCAATCCCCTTGATTAACCGAATTTAATTTTAGCAAACCTTCTTTTGTTTCGTTATTCATAAATAATAATTTATGTTGTTTTTAATCTTATTCCACTCGACTAAAGGAATATCTATTTTTGCCCTATTTTCTAACCAAGATATAAATTGCAAATTATCTAATAATAGACTGCCACCTTTTGACTTTGCTTCTATGTGGTCAAGCGATGGCTTAATCCATTTACTCCCAGTTTTTTGCCATTCATTAAAGAGGTGATTAAACTTCCTATCGTTAAAAAACTTTGTAATAAATTGCTTGTATATCTCGGTGTTAAATCCCCTGTAATCTCTTTCTCTGGCTATTGAGTGATTAAGATATTTTAATTTTTCTACATCTTCAAACTGTTTTAGCCAATCAAGAGAAACATCATATTTCAGATGAGCTTTCATATTCTTGTATAAAAGCTCCTTTGAAACTTTTATACCTTTGTTATATGGTATCCAGCCATTTTCTTTTAATCTCTTTCGGCTATCGCTTATCTTTTTTCGATGTGCTTTTGTAAATAATCTTTTCATATTGTAAGTATAGCATACTACTATCTGTTATGCAAGTGGTAAATCACAAAGTATCATATCAATACTCTTATCAGGTATATCTTTCATTACTTGAAGGCAATCTCCTTGTATTACTTTGTTTATAAATTTATCCATAATTTTTAATAGCTAGATTAAATGTGTGGGGGGGTTAAATTATAATGTTATATCGCTTTCTACTTCGTTTCCCCAGACATCCCAACCATCTGTTTTTTGTCTAGCGAATAGTTCTACTCTATTTCCACTTGGATAAATAGTGTTTATTATATCTCTAAAAATCTGTGGTTTTTTACTATGTTCTGTTCTTTCTTCTGAAACTACACTATTAAACAATTTTTTAACTTCTGGTGTACAACTTCCTTTCGTCGCAACTAGTAATAATTCGTGTCGGACAGAATTATAATGACCCATATTGTGTTTTATTTTATTCCACACAAAACTTGTTTTATACTTGAAACCCCACGCTTTTATTACTTCTAAACTATCTGGTAATAATGGAGAAGTAACCCAAAGAAACAAAACTGCATTATCTTCTGTAATTTCTTTAATAGGTAAACTACAAATATCTTTAGTCTTCATTGTTCCGTAGTGTTTTAATGCACCACCTAGAAGTTTTGTGTTTTGTTTATCTCCATAAGACCAAGCAGGGTCTGCATAAATTACTTTATATTTTTTCATATACTAAATTATTTCAAAGTTATTAACTACTTTAAAAATATTATAATTATCAACTACTACTTCATAATCATCTATATTTGTTAAAAACTCTTTCATCATTTCTCTAACTAATAAATCATAATGACCTCTATTTTGTAATAGATAAAATATCTTTAATGTTGTAGTTCGTGGAGTTGCTACTTTAATATCTGCATAATTCTTACAAAAATTATCATATATTTCTCCTGCTATTTTTATGTATTCTTCTTCTTTCATATAGTTTCATTTAATTTTTCTATTAATTTATCAACTAATTCAATTACTTCATTTGCCCACATAGCTCTTTCCTCTTGTAACCCAGGTAGTTTACCATTCCAATTACCACTTATTTGTTCCATTTCTTCTTTTATTTTATATAAGTATTCCATATCTCTTATTTCCTAATCTCTGTTACTTAATAATTTTAGTAAAGTGCTTGATTTAGGAGTGGTCTGACTTCACCTCTATACTCTAAATGGTTGTTAACTTACCCTATGAATATAGCCACCATCAATATCAAACCTCCGTCTATTGTTACTCCTAAACTAAACACTCTACCTTTTCCTAATCTCTGTTTACATACCTATGGACTAGATAGGGATGGTTTTAACTTCTTCCTTCGTATACTTTTAATCTTCCACTTTCTTTACGAGCAATTTCAATTTGTGGTTTTAATATCTTTCTATTAGCACGACCAACAACATTATCTCCAAAACTTAATCCCTCTAATGGTTTTAGTTTATGATTTTCTTCGGTCATTATTTCTTGTCTTTCAAAATCTCTACTTTCTTGAACTTCTTCAAAATGTTCTTCGCAAGAATAAGCACCACGATACTCGTATGTATCACTAGCATCTAACTCTTTTTTACATTTGTAACATTTATAAGTTTCCATATATTTTATAACTTCAGTAGCTTAGCTAGCTGATTCCTCTATGAGGGGTTAATTAATAATAATTCTGGGTTTTCGTAAATTTCTTTCTTAATCTCCATCATTCTTTTATAATCTTTTTCCTTATCTTTTGGTGACATCTTTTCTTTATTTTCGTGAAAGTTTATTCCTAGTTCAGCCTGTGACTTTTTTTCTAATAAAAATGGAGATAAAACCTTTAAGAAATCATTTGCTTCCGAAGAAGTGATGCACCAATTATATATTGGTTTGTTTTTTCCTTTCTCCTGGACTCTTGTATTGCCTCCAAATAAGTCTTGAACCTTTTTAAGAATAATAGGATTGGTATTTGTTATGTGAGCAATAAGATAATAAGAGTTTCCGCCCTGATTAGCTTTCTTAATACGCACACAACCTTCTCCATCAAAAAACCCAGCGATATATGCGATTTCAGTCGTTATTGTGTTTTTACCGTTTATTATTTTCATAGTTACATTATATCCCCCTCGCTACCATTTTGCAAGCCCTCATATTCGTTACCAACAACCTCTAACTTATCGGCATAAACACCAAGACCATTAAAGTAAGTATCTTTATCGTTTGTGCCAACGCGCCACCCAGCACCCAAGTCATACCACACCACTTTACGGATTTTTCCGTCATCACACTTTAGATAATCAGAGCAGTAAATCTCTTTTCCATTCTTATCTTTAAGATTTGTGTATTGCATCCATTTAAGATAAGGCAAATCAAGTGTGATCTGATTTGGTAATTCATCATTCATCATTCTATTTTCTTGTGTATTCCACGCTCTAAATTTTATTTCTCTCATACATTTATTTCCTCTATTCTACTACAAGTTTATAGTTAGAGAGAGGGGGTGTTAATAATTTCTTTTAATTTTGATGAAATGGTGTCTTTGAGTGTTTCTAAAAAGACAGAAGTATCAACCTTATTTTCTGTTTTTAATCCATCTTGCATTTTATCTATTTTTATATTCCTATCAATTTCACTCTCCACTATCTCCACAATCATCTTTATAAGTGAGATTTGGCGTTGTTTGTGCCA